CGCCGGTCCGTTTGGCAACTCTTTAAGCGATTGACCCACCCCTAACCGGGTCAGGCGTTCCATCCGTGCCGCTTGTCTATGGGCCATCCGTCCTCATCACATCCACGCATCAGGCCGGTTCGTTCGTAGCTCTGCTGTGTCGCGTCGTGGTGTGTCTTGCACAGGCTGTTAAACGGCCCCGCGTAGAAGCCTTCGACCGTGGCCTTCGTCTCTTTGTCGATGTGATTGCAGATCGTGGCTGGCGTGACCCGTCCGTCCTCCAGGCACATCGCACAAAGCGGGCTGGCTGATAGCTGGGCCGTCCGTATCGCTTGCCATTGGCGGGTTCGGTATAGCCTTCGCCATCCGTCCGCCTGTTCGCTCCGGTCGTCTCGCTTTCCCGTGCTGGCCATTGCCTCGGCTCCGCACACAGACGGGATGAAATAGGGTTCCTCGCCGCACCGCCAGTATGCTGATCGCTCCGGCTTGCCGGGCATGGTGCGTGTTGTGCGGGGGCGAGGATGGGGGATGCAGCGCGGGAGAACTAGCGGCGAAACCCGTGTTCCTGGTCCGTTTAACCCGCCGCTCTCAGGTCAGGCGCTGCATATTCTGGAATGAATGCACCGGGGGATCAGGCCCGGTGGCCCCGAAGGGTCTTGAGGTTCCACTAGGGAACCGGCGCAAAGCGCCTCAATAGGGATTACCCTTGCACGGGATTAATCGCGGGTCAAGCGGTGGTGCGAACATTTCCGCAACCACCCCACATCTAGCGCCTAAGCCACCATCCTCCGGTCCCGCCGTTCTCTCACCAGCCGGTCGATGCTGACCTGAACCCATCGTAGCTGGCCACACGCCATCCGCACCGCCGCGCCTTGTGCGACCGGGTTGGTCTCTCCCGTGCAACGCTCGACGATAGGACGCCAGCGGGTCAACAGGGCCTCGTCCGGCTTCAGCAGATCGAACAGCATCCGGGCGCATTGCGGGGGCAGGGCTTCGGTCGCCGTCACCAGATAAAGGTCCGCGTCGATCATGCACTGTGACACGTTCTGACCTGGGGCACCCTCTGCCGATCCCCGGATGTAGTCAGGGCGCCGGTCCGATCCGTTCTCGCCGGATGCCGTCCGGATCAGTTCCTCCAGCCATTGCACCGCCGCCTGTTCGTCTGGGCGACCTTTCAACAGCATGGTGAAACAATCCGGGCGAAAACGAGCCGTAATCTCCTCGGTGCGGGGATCTACGTTGACCGCAATGCCCCGGCTTTCGAGTTCGCGGCGCTCGGCCCTGCGCTCTGCAATCGTGGCCATGTCTTGCGGGTCGGTCGGCTTCTTGCGTTTGGCCATCAGATGTTTCCTTCCATGCGGTTTATGTGGTCGAGTTCATCCATCACCCCGATTGCGATTTCCTTGGCCAGCCGGCGCGCGTCCTGGGCTTGGCGGGATGTCGTGCGGGGAAGGCGACGAAACACCACTAGGGCGAGGGTGTCGGTTAGTTCCTGGTTCGTGACGCCGCCGTCGCCAGTTGCACGTTATGGGCCGCGTTGAAGTGCGGCGGCTCGCGCAGGGTAATCTTCAGAAACCGCAGCACGTCCTTGGCGGCCCAACTTTCCGTTATCCGCTCCCATGCCTTGTGGGTGCGGGGCAAAAGGATGTTCTGGTGAAGTTCGGCCCCCGACAGGTAGCTGTCAGCATACGTCTCTCCGCAGGCCCCCGCCATGTGGTCGTAAAGCTCGCGGGAAACGGTGACGGGCAAGTTAGGCATTCGGCTGCTCCGGGGCTTGTTCGAGAAGGGCGCGACGGCGGGCGATCAGTTCGGGGGACATTTCAGCCAGGGCGCGCGGTGGTGAGTGACCGGGCTTTCCGGCGGGGGCGTAAGAACCCTCGCGCAGCTTGGCGAAGCTCTTTGGATGGCAAAGGAAGTCGAGATCGGCCCGCCATCCCCGCTCATTGTCACCGAGGCAAAGCGGGCTGGACTCTACGGCTGACAGGGCTTCGCGCCATGCGGCGATGCCGCCTTCAGCCAGCCGGGCCTTGATCTGCTTTCGGCGGCTCGCGGTCAGGCTTTTGGCAACCGGCAAACGGCGGCGGGTTGCGGTGGCGTTCCACTCGTCAAACGCCTCCTGAACGGGAAGAGCGTCGGCCTTCGGACGACTATAACCCGAAGGGTTATCTATCTTCTCTGGTTCTGGTTCTGAAGAATGCTCTGGCAAAACGGTAGCATTTGCTACGTCCGGCTCTTTAGTTTTCAACGCCTTAGCATTGCCACCGCGAGTTCCACTTTGCGCTCGTATGATCGACTTTTCTTGCGCCTTTTTGAGTTCAACGGTCAAGCGACGGTTCGTGATGTAGTCGCCTTCAACGTCGAAAAACTCCATCACATCGGCGGCAATCTTCGCCCAGCGCGACGGCATTGACGCGGCTAACCTGGCCAGCTTTTTCGGATTGTTCGGCAGCCTTCCACCGGCATTCCATGCGGCCATAAGCAGGAGCAAATACGCCCCGTGCTGCTCGGCAGTCAGGTGTCGGGTGTCGCGGATGTAATCCCCGACATATAGCTGCATAAAAGGAACGCTCATACGAGCGCCGCCTGTCTTGCGTTTTTCGCGCGGTGTCGGTATATCCGACAGGTCATCGGTGGTTCCTCCTAAGAACCGGTGGCAAAAGGGCGGGAAGCGTTTGCGGCGCTCCCGCCCGCCCTCCTTATCCAACATTGTCAGCGCAAATGCAAGGCGAGGGCTGTCACGTCCCCTTGAACGGGCATCCAATAACCTTCGCCCTAATCACCACGCTGCGCTCCAGCCGATCAAGAGCGTGAGCCGCTTCGGCTGGTGTCAAACCTGCTTTGACGGCCCCGCGCAAGATGCCGTCCTCAGTCTCAGTCCATCTGCCAGCCGGTTTAGTCATAGGTCGCCTCCGTAAATCGCACGGGGACGGGCCTGGTGCGCTTGGGCTGGGCGGGCAGATGGTCGCCGCGAACGAACGCCTTGGCAAGCGCCCGGACGAACATGGCGTCACTCCGCCGTTGTGCGACTTCCTCCGCGCGGCCCAAATCGGTCATCCGGTCGGATGGCTCCTTAAACATTCGCTGTGCGTGACGCATATGCGTCCTCCATTGCTAGGGCATACGGCCCGATAAGTTCACAAAACTCCGGGCCGATTTTCCTTAGCTTGAGCGCATCGGCGTAGATAATCCCGTTCCGAGCGCAATGCATTTTGAGGCCGTGAACAATGGTTGAGTGGTCACGGCCTCCCATGCGCCTGCCGATCTCGGGATAAGACAGGTGCGGACATTCGATGTAGGCCCGGAAATAGACCTCTTGTCGCGGGTGAACGTAACAGACCGATCGATCATGGCCGACTAACTGGTCGAGCGTGATGCGATGCTTGGCGGCGACATCGACCGCAATATCTCTCAGCGAAATCCGTTTGCGAGGTTCCATCCTAAGCCCTCGCTGCTTTGCGATGGTCCTTTGGCGACCACGGCTCTCGGGTTCCGCCCATCATGGCCCGGTGAGCCTTGCAATAGGTCTCAGCGGTCGGGGCGCAGCAGGACAGGACCGCGTAACGCTCGCCTAACGGAAAGGCACACTGACCGGAACCGCGCTCCATCCAGGGCCGGGCGAACGACACGTCAGCGACGATAACCGGCGCCGGGGCAGGCTTGGGCTTTTCAACCTCGCGGATGGTTGGCGTCCATTGCTGCTTTACCTTGGCCCGGCGAATGGCCTTGGCTTGAACCATCTTCACGACAGTTGTCATACGCATCCCGGCCGGGGCCGCGCGTTGATGGCCGAGGCGGTTCAGGCGACCGATCACGGCGTTACGGCTTAGTTTCGTTCCGAATGCCGCGTTCATCATCTGGGCAACCGTCGCCGCGCTCTTGCCGTCTCGCCAGTGCTTAATGGCGAACTCGGTTTGGTCTGGGATCCATGTCACCCGCCAACCCTCCGCAGCGCCTTATCCGCCTTCAGGCTGGCGTTAAGCGCATCTTGCATGATCATGCGCTTCTCGTTCATCTTGCGGGTATCACTACGGACCCAAGCCCGGCGGAAAGCATCCTTAGCGGCGAAATATGCATCCATCGCGGCAATGGCTTTGCGGCGACGAATGGGGCGAAGGAACAGGGCGATCATTTGGTTTCTCGCGGTTCGTGTGGCGTCCAAGGGCGGAACGATTGCGGGGCCTTCAAAGCGGCAGTGAGGTCAGCAGCGAGCGTCTTTGCCCGCTTGCGGAGCTTCATCACCATCATGTCGCGCGGGGACATACCCTCGGCCAAGTGATGCTCCAGCGACAGGACCGCCGCCGCTAGCTGCGGGGCCAGTTTCAGAACGGGGTTAATGTCCATCAGGCGTCTCCCTTTTGCTTTTCGCGGCCCGCCTCGACCTGGCACGGTCGCAAAGCTGGCGGATGATTGATCCGTAATAGAGCGCGTCCAACCGGCTTTTTTTCCGCAGCGTGTCAGTTTCGGCCAGCGTCTCGCGTTCGGAAACGGTGAGATATTCGAGAAGGTCGGTGTTCATGCCGCCATTTTAGGCACGGCTGAAAACGGAACGCAATCGTAAAATTTTGCGGGATTGCGATTGACAGTCCAAAAACGCGGGCGCAAGTTAGGGCTCCAAACGAGGAGACTACACATGACCACCGAGCTGGACCGATGAGCGCCCCGCAATACATAGCCAGCGGTGGCGTCATCTTTCAACGCGAACACATCCCGATGACGCTTCTCGCCGCCCGGCTCGCTGTCGGCATTCATCGGATGAACGCATCGCGTCAGCTCACCAAGAACGATGAGCGAACGCTTCCGGCAAGGCTTGCTGTGGCCAAGGTCGAGATGGCGCTGGCCGACGAACTCGAGGCCGCAATCGCTGAAATCACCCAGCCCAAAGCGAGGGCGGCATGACCCTCCCGCGCGGCTGGGGCCGTCACCTTCTCACCTTCGCCGTCGTGGCTTTCGTGACCGCGCTTCCGTGGTTCGTCGCCGCCAACTTGATCTGGAGCCGATAGCATGACCGAACGTCCGCATCCTTACCGTCCCGAGATGATCGACAACCCGGAATGGGACGCCGTCCTGACCCGCCGGGCCGAACTGTATATCGAGGACCACGCGCGCCGGAATGACCCTGAGCGGGAACCCGCCCGGATGCACATTGCTTTGGGCATCCTCGCCGTCATCTTCGTCGCTGTTGCCCTGATCGGGGCGGTGACGGGATGACTAGCACCCCAATGACATGGGAAGGCGACCGCGCGCCGTTCGCCAAGGCGTTTATAACCGCCCAGAAAGCCACCGAGGCCGTCAAGAAGGCGTCCACGAACCCGGCATTCAAATCGCGATACGCAGACCTTGCTGTCGTGGTCGAGGCGGTCATTCCTGCGCTCAACGAGAGCGGCATCGCGGTGATCCAGTCGCCCAGCTTTGACGGCGATCTGGTCAGCGTGACGACGGTTCTGCTGCACGAAAGCGGATCGAGCGTCACCGGCACCCTGTCGATGCGACCGACAAAGATGGACCCGCAAGGTGTCGGATCGGCCATCACCTACGCCCGGCGCTATGCCTTGCTCGCAATGGCCGGCGCGGCGCCCGAAGACGATGATGGCCAAGCGGCGAGCCAGCCGAGCAATGACCGCGCGTCGCCGCCGATCAGCCAGGATCAGGCCGACGCGCTCCGTGTCGAGATCGAGGCGGTCGGTGCGGACCCGGTCAAGTTCCTCGCGTTCTTTAAGATCAAGGCGCTGGAGGCCATGCCCGCCGGTCGTTGGAATGAAGCGGTCGCGATGCTGGAAGCCAAGCGCATGAAGGATGCCGCGTGATGGAACAGGGATCTATCGAGTGGCACCAGATCAGGCTGGGCAAGGTCACCGCGTCGCGCGTGGCCGACGTGATGGCGAAGACGAAGACCGGGCCGAGCGCATCGCGCATGAACTACATGGCGCAGCTTCTCTGCGAGCGCCTGACTGGCACCCCGACCGATTGCTTCATGAACGACGCGATGCGGTGGGGGACTGAGAAGGAACCCGAGGCCCGGCTCGCCTATTCGTTCCATCACGACGCCGACGTGACCGAGATTGCGTTCGTCGTTCATCCGACGATCCCGATGGCCGGCGCGTCCCCGGATGGCCTGATCGGGCTGGACGGGTTGCTGGAGATCAAGTGTCCCAACACCTCGACCCATCTCGACACGCTCGCCAGCGGTAAGCCTGCCGGGAAGTATGTCACCCAAATGCAATGGCAAATGGCGGTGACCGGTCGCCAGTGGTGTGACTTCGCCAGTTATGACCCGAGGCTTCCGGAGCATCTGCGGCTGTTCGTGACCCGCGTTCCCCGCGACGGCGAACTGATCGAGGCGATGGAAACGGAAGTGACCGCGTTCCTGGCTGAACTCGACGCCCGAATTGAAGACCTCAACACGCGCTACGGCGCCCAAATGAAAGCAGCAGCCTGATGGCATACGAACAACGCCCCGGTGACCTCTCGATCTTCGCGGAGACCGACAAGAAAAACGACAAGGCCCCGGATTGGCGCGGGACTATGATCGTCCCCGACGACGCCAAGCCCGGCGATAAACTGGAGGTCGCGCTGTGGGCCAAGGGCGGGCGCGGCACGATGTTGGCCGGTTCCGTCAAACAGCCCCGGCAGCGTGAAAGCCTGGGCGACGACTTTCGTGGCCCGGTGTCGGGCGGTCTGGCCCGAGGCACAACTCGTTCGGCGGCATACGACCTGAACGATGATGTGCCGTTCTGATGGCTGACCGGCCCTGCATCATCCTCCGCACCCGGCAAGATCGGGGACGCGCCGTCCGCTGGATTGAGCAAGCCCCAGACGGGACCGTCGTGGAGTTCAAACAAAAGGGCCGGAGCAGCGACCAAAACGCGGCGATGTGGTCGATCCTGACCCAGATCAATCGCCAGCGTCCGGTCCACAACGGCGTCAAGATGAGCGCGGTCCTCTGGAAGGCTGTCTTCATGCAAGCCCTCGGCGCGGAACTGGTGATGTTGCCGACCCTGGAAGGTGACGGCCTTTTTCCGTTCGGCCACCGTTCATCAAAGCTCACCGTGTCGGAGATGGGCGACCTGATTGAACTGATGCTCGCATGGGCCGCGACCGAGGGCCTGACGATTGAGCATTTTGACGAACAGGCGGTGGCCGCATGAACCGCACCCCGGTTCCAATCGAACCGCGCCGGGTCAGCCCCGGAACCCGCGCGAAGATACTAGCCGCGACCGGTCACGTCTGCGCCCGCCCCGGATGCCCGGACAAGGCGACCGACGTTGACCACATTCTCCCGCTTTGGCTGGGCGGGTCGAACCGGGAGAAGAACCTTGAGGGCCTTTGCCCGGCACACCACGCGGCAAAGACGAAGGCCGAGGCGTCCCTGCGCGCGAAGGCCAAGCGGCGCGAGCAGCGGGATCAGGGCACCCGCCGACCCCGCCAGCCCATCGCCTCACGCGGTTTCGACAAGAGCCAGACCCGCGGCTTCGACGGCATCGTTAGGCCGCGAGACATGAAGGACCAGGACCAATGACCACACTGGATGAACTGCAACGATCTGTTGAGCGGCTGAACCGCGCTGTAGAGCGGCTGTCGGGTGGAATGGGTAAATACGGGTTTGCGAACGTATATAACGACGACGTGCAACTCCTCCTCTCCGAACGAGCCGAGCTTCTGGCTACTGTGGAGAGGATGCGGGCGGCGCTTGAGCCGTTCGCTGCGGAGGCCGAGGATTTCAGCGTATGCGGCGACGGACAGCCAATAGGCATTATAGGCATTAAGGCGGCGAGCGGAAAGTCCGACCTAAATGTCGGCCACCTTCGCCGCGCTGAGGAGGCCTCTCACTACCGGAGATCCGACGAGGGCGAACCTTGAACGCAAAAAAGGCCCGCCGCCTCCGGTTAAGGAAGCGACGGGCCTGCGGTGAAAATGAATGCTAATCGCCGCACTAAATGCGGGCAAACGACGCCTAACCTAGCTCGCCGTCGTCGTCGTCATACGTGCCAGGATCGGGCCGGGTGTCCGTAGCGGATCGCGGGAACGGCCTGCCGGTATAGGTCGCCCACCTTGCCCGCTTGGCGCTGGCTTTGCGGTTGAGGCCCCGGTTTGCCTCCATAAACAGGAGCCGGGCGAAAGCGTTAAGCAGCACGGTCCAGCCTCGCCATGTTGCAAGTGTGGCGCTCGACCTCGCCATCCTGCCGGTGGAATGTGACCGCCTCCATTGACCTCTTGGAACGGTAGCCCGACGCATGGGACCAGACGTCAGGGGCCGCAAGGGTTCGGCAGTATTCGACCGTGACGCCGGGGTGGTCCTTAACGTCCTTGTGGTGGACGTGGCCGACGAACCAGACCCGCGAGCCGTGTTCGGAGGCGAGCCACATAGCGGGGGCATCCACGGCCATCAGG